GTCAACGTTCGCCTCACGGCGAGCGTTTACATGGTGGTCGATACCCCTCCGGGGTATGGATACACCGTGGCTGAGACGAAGCAGATTGTGGACGCCTTGACGGCGTACCTCACTGCTTCCTCTGGCGCTAGGGCCACCCAGTTTCTGGGCGGCGAGAACTGAGCCTGCTCGGCTCAGTCCTAGCAGACAGACGGATTCATACGAGTGGGAAACTTTCATATATTGTTTCCCGCTCGTCCGTTTTGGGAATATTTTGGACCTTGGAACGACCCACCCGTAAAGGGGAGCCGTGAAAAGCCTGAATACTCTCTGGAAGATACTGGCTGAAGAACTAGCCGGTACATGCCACACCAGTGCTACTCACGATATTAAAACTGTCGTGAGTCGTGTCGAAAATGAGGGAGATAGCTTCTTAACCATCTCTCTACCCAATTTTGCGAAAGACTTCGAGAGAAGTCTTGAATTGGGCTTCGTTGACTCCAGCGCTTTCTCTGGTTTTAAGCGAAAGCGAGGGCCCCTCCCGTTATTTCTAGGAGGTTTCCTTCGTCAGGTTTTCGACACTGAGGGACTACTTCTTGACATCCCTTCGGTTGATTGCATCTTTGCCATTCGACAGTTATGCTATGTCTTTGGCAAGATCGAGCGTCCCACTAGTATTTCTAGGGACAATCGCGCAATCGGAGGTTATGTTGAGACTGATCGAGCGGTAGGAGAACATGCCAGGAATATACCTGTGGAGCCCCGTGAGGAGTTCCGTAGGATGGCAGCTCTGTTGTTCCGTGATGTTTTCTCTGAGATGGATAAACTCATCTATCAAGGAGACATCATTGGACACCATGGACCAGGTGCGACAGCTGACTCACTTGTTGGAAACGACAAGTGGAACCAGTCAGACTGGACTTCGCGTCTGGACAAGGCCGGTATCTCTTATGGAGATCACGTCCTACCAAATTGGCGTTACCACGACCAACTTGACCATGTTTCCGTTCGTGAGCCTGAGGACGAATTGCCCGTGAGGGTGATAACTGTCCCCAAGACAGCCAAAACGCCGAGGATCATTGCAATTGAGCCCGTCTGCATGCAATTCGTGCAGCAGGCCCTTTTGCGACCACTCGTAGAGTTGCTCGAGAAAGACTCTCTGGTTGGTGCTTTCCGCACCCAAGAGGGACTTATCAGCAATCTCGTCGGATTCACGGATCAAAACCCAAATAGGGAATTGGCCCGGAAAGGTAGTGAGGTCAATGACCTCGCTACTCTTGACCTCTCTGAGGCATCCGATCGCGTTTCCGTTCAGCATGTAGAAGATCTCCTGTCATATTGGCCTCATTTTCTTGAGGCCGTGATGGCTTGCAGATCAACCAAGGCTGAAGTTCCTGGTTGGGGGGTAATACCCCTTTCCAAGTTCGCGTCTATGGGCTCTGCACTCTGTTTTCCAATCGAAGCAATGACATTTTTAACTTGTGTCATGCTTGGACTGCAGGATGCTGCTTGTAGTACCTTCACACGCGCTGATATCAAATCGGTGCGTGAGCACGTCCGCGTTTACGGAGACGACATTATTGTCCCCAAGAACGCTGTGTTTCACGTGATTCGCCGCCTTGAGGCTTTTGGCTTCAAAGTGAATAGCGGCAAGTCTTTCTGGAACGGCAAGTTCCGAGAGAGTTGTGGTGGTGACTATTACGACGGGCATTGGGTAACACCAGTGCGTTTTCGTCAAGATTTTCCCACATCACGCGATGACGCTCCAAAGGTGATTTCGCTTGTATCTTTCAGAAACCAGCTGTATTTCGCTGGTCTATGGAAGACTGCGGGTGCAATCGACAAGACGCTTGAAAATCTACTCAAGCACTTCCCTCTTGTTGAAAGCACCTCACCCTTGCTAGGCAGGCACTCCTTCTTGGCTTACAAAGCCGAAAAGGTTAGTCTGGACACACATACCCCTTTGGTTAAGGGGTGGACTGTGCGTTCCATCATTCCTCCATCACCATTGGATGGATGGGGAGCTCTACGCAAGGTCTTGGCTCCAGGGAGGGAAATCCCCTTCGAAGACCCGAGACACTTGGAACGTCAAGGACGTCCTGATGCCGTCGGCATGAAGCTCAGGTGGATGACCCCCTACTAAGTAGGGGGTTTGGGTTTGTGGGTTTTCTCTCCCGCTCGCCCGGCGCTTCGCGCGCAG